GAAGTTGGCAGGCTCTCATCTATGGATGATGTCAAAGCTCGTATCTTTGGCCTAACAGAGGAGGAAGTTTTAGATGGTTAAATGTAAAATTTGCAACGTAGAGTTTGAAACAGATAAATCTTTTCATGGGCATCTCAAGTCTCATCAATTGAGAATGGTAGAGTACTACCAAACTCATGAGCCGAGATACGATTTGCTCACTGGAGAATTAATAAACTTTAAAAACAAAGACTATTACTTCTCTAATGATTTTAATAATAAAATCTCCATGAAAAAATGGCTAAAGCTACAAGACTTAGCCCTTCAAAAAGATTATTTAAAAAAACTCCTCTCTCAAAGAAAAGAAAAACACAACTTAATTTATGCACCTACTGAAGTGGAGCTTAGATCTATTACTAGCCCGCCCGTTCCTTATTATCACAGTCTTTTCTCTGATTATTATAGCCTTTGTAGTGAAATGGGCTTCAAAAACAAATACGAATATCCAAAAGAAGAGTTAAAATATAAAATTAAGGACGGCTTTAGTATTTATATTGATACCAGAGAGCAGATGCCTCTTGTTATTGACTACCCAACAGAAGTTAAAGGCTTAAAATTCGGAGATTACGCCATTAATGATCCAGAAAATAAATGTTATATTGAAAGAAAGTCTATCTCTGATTTCATTGGCACAATGAGCGGTGGATACGAGAGATTTTGTAGAGAGATTGAGCGCTCCATAGCAGCAGAAGCCAACCTAATTGTATTGGTAGAGCGCCCGCTTCAAGAGTGCTTGAGCTTTCAGTATCTCAACTACGTCTCTAAGAAAATTAAAGTCACACCAGAGTTTATTTTCTTTAATGTTAGAGAGCTAATTCAGAAATATAGCAATGTACAATTTTTATTCGTAGATGGTAGAGAAGAATGCGTCAGAATAATGAAGAAAGTATTTTTTAGCAATGGCGAATACAAAAAATACGACCTACAATTAATGTACGACTTAAAACTACTGTAATATGTGGCACGAAACAACTAAATACAAAAAGAAGACTCAAAATTATAACGAAATTTTTAGTCAACTTAAGGGAGAGCTTGAAGATAGAGAAGCAAAGATTACTCTTTGTAAATTTTTGCGGCAAAATCTTTATTTAACTACATATTTATTGACTGGAATTAAACTTTCTCCTTATCAAGAGATCACTTTAAAGGGAATGTTCAATAGAAACTTCTCTATGTGCGTTTGGGGTCGTGGTTGCGCCAAGTCATTCATTGCTAGTGTGTATTGTGTGCTGCAATGCATCTTTGAACCAAACACAAAGATACTAATAGCTGGCCCTACTTTTCGTACAGCTAGAGCAATATTCAATAACATAGAAAAAATGTCCGAAACTAAAGGCGCGGAATTATTATTCCAAGCTTTTGGAGCTAAGAGCAAAAGAAACGATCTCTATGAATGGGATATCAATGGCGGATCTATCAGAGCTATTCCTCTAAGCGGCGAAAAGATTCGTGGTTTCCGTGCAAACATTCTTGTACTAGATGAGTTCTTACTTTTGCCAGAAGAGATTATCAAAAATGTATTGATGCCATTCCTTGTTGCTCCTCAAGACATGAAAAGGCGTATTGATATTCGAGAAATGGAGGACTTGCTAATTAAAGAAGGTAAGATGAAGGAAGAAGATAGAATGGTCTTTGTGAATAACTCTAAAATGATAGCTCTTTCTTCTGCAAGCTATACTTTTGAGAATCTTTATAAGACTTATCAAGAGTGGGTCAACAAAATAACATCGCCAGAAAAAGAAGACTCTACTTATTTCGTTTCTCAGTTAGGATATGAGGCTTTGCCAGCAGAGATGATAGATAAAACAATTATTGAAGAAGCTCAAAGTGGTGGAACTTCTCACTCTGCATTTCTTAGAGAGTATTGCGCTCAATTTACCGATGGATCAGATAGTTATTTTAGCGCAAAGAAGATGGAAGAGTGTACTCTTAAAGACGAATACCCTCATACTCTAGTTAGAGGCAGCGCTGGGAAAAGATACGTCATAGGAATTGATCCTAACATGAGCGATAGCCCAAATGCGGACTATTTTGCTATGGCTGTTTTAGAAATAGATGATGATACTGGAATAGGAATTCTTGTTCATACTTATTCTGGATTAGGGAACCTAAATAATCACGTTAAATATTTAGCTTACTTAATGTCAAGCTTTAATGTAGTTCTAGTTATTTGTGATAATGCTGGAGCAGACATATTTTTAGACACTTGCAACGAATCTGACATTTTTAAATCCAATAAATTAAAAATCAAAGCATTCGATTTTAATTCAGACCTAGACGGAACAGAGTATGAGACCGAAGCTAGAAACGCAAAAGCTCAGTACAATCAATCAGAAGGAAAAATAGCATTTAGCCAAGTCTTCTCCTCTGGATTTATTAGAAAAGGCAACGAATATTTACAAGCTTGCATTGACTATAAGAAAGTTTTATTTGGATCTAGAACTTGCTCTAATGAAAAGTTTTTTAGCCAAGTAATAGACAGTCATTTGCCAAGAGAATTAATATTTAATGGCGACAAGCAAGAATGGACTAACCTTGATTTTATTGAGAATCAAGATGACTATATATATCAAACAAAAAAACAATGCGCCCTAGTAGAATACACAACCAGCTCTAGAGGAATGCAAAACTTTGATTTACCGCAGCATCTTAAGCGTGGATCTTCAGCAACTAGAGCCAGAAAAGATAACTATTCTGCATTTATGTTGGCTAACTGGGGACTCAAGTGCTATAATGAAATAATGAAGCAAAATACGGAAAATAATACATTTACATTTACTCCAGTAATGTTTTAGTGTAATTCCTTTGGGGTATGCCTAATTTAATCAGAAGAAAACAAGTTGATCAATCAGAGTTTTCTGGCTTCTTTGTTGATGTCGGAGGCGTTAATTATTACCCTCTAAACACGAACCCCTCAAACTATATTGACAATGGAGATCTAGCTACAGCTACTGGTCAAGTTTATGTAGACCTCAACGCTACATCAGGCAATTTAAATACTTCTATTATTTTATCTGGCCAAAATTCAATTGCTTATACAAATTTAGTTAGCGGAAACTTATCTACAGTTTTAACTTCTTCTGGGAACTCGTTAACCTCCTCTATTAATTCTCTAAGTGGATATGTGATATTGGTTAGCGGAAATTTAACTGGTCAAATATCAAATACTAGTGGAGTTTTAAATGCAAAGATTAATACTACTAGTGGAGATTTAAAATCCTATACTAATGCAGTATCTGGAAACTTATCTTCCGAGATTTCTGCCACTTCTAGCGCTACTGTTGTTAATTCTATTGTTAGCGGAAACAATTTTAATTTCACTGGTCAAAAAATATTTAATTCTGCCATATCTGCGCCAAGAATTAATTTAAGTGGCTTAGCAGCGCCTAGTCAAATTGCAATTGTAGCATCTTCTGGAATGGTTTCTATAGTTGGATCTTCCGGAACATTCATATCTTTCGTAGAAACTGGAATTGGCAGTGCGTCTAATTCTCTCTGGGCAGTTACCGATGCCGCTGGCTTGCCCATGTTAGAATTGTATGATGACTACAAATTAGTTTTAGGTCATGATTCTAGAAAGTCCATAGTTCTAAGTGGTATTTCTGGATATGTAATTATGCCTAGTTTACCAGACTATACTCAAACCACTAGTTTACCTAGTGGATCAATTTTTAGAAGCGGCAATTTTTTAATGATTAAATAAGGAACAAGAATGAAGAAAAAAACACTCCAAGATATAATTCCTTTGATGGCGTCAGCTTCTACGGCCTCAGATACTCCCACTTCTGCTCGCAGAAACATAGCTGGCACCATTGAAAGAACAGAACGTTTTCATAATATTGATTATGGTCTAGTTCCATTCAAGTATTCCAATACCATTTCTAACAAAAGCTCGCTCAATGTAAGAGATGCAGTTATTCTTTGCCAAAAAGCTTATTATAATTTCTCTTCCTTCAGAAATGTTATTGATTTGATGACGGAGTTTTCTTGCAGCCCTATTTACTTCACAGGCGGTAATAAGAAGTCTAGAGATTTCCTAAACGCTCTATTCAAAAAGATAAATATAGAGAACTTTATTGATAAATTTTTTAGAGAGTATTATCGTTCTGGTAATGTTTTTATTTATAGATTCGATTATAAAGTAGAGCAAGAAGATGTAAATAAAATAACTCAAGTTTTTGGAAGCGAATCTATTGCTGCGGAAAAATTACAGCTTCCATCAATGTACATGGTATTAAATCCAGCGGACATTCAATATGGTGGTAATATTTCTTTTGTAGGAACTAATTATTATAAGATCTTAACTGATTATGAGTTGGAAAGACTGCGTCACCCAACTACTGATGAAGATAAAGAAGTACTCAAGAGTTTAGATGAGCAAAATAAACTAAGATTAAAGAAAAAGACTCTATCTGGAGCAGGAGCGTTTATCACAATTCCTCTTAATACAGAAAAAGTTTCTGCTGTATTTTATAAAAAGCAAGATTACGAGCCATTCTCTGTCCCTATGGGCTTCCCAGTTCTTGAAGACATAAACTGGAAGCAAGAAATGAAAAAGATGGACATGGCTCTCACTAGAACAACTCAACAAGCTGTTCTATTGATTACTATGGGCTCTGAATTAAAGAGCGGCGCTTTAAATATTAATCAAAAGAATATTGAAGCTATGCAAGCCCTTTTCCAAAATCAGTCTGTAGGAAAAGTCCTTGTTTCAGACTTTACTACTAAAGCTGAATTTATAATTCCTGACATTGCTAACATTCTTGATCCCAGAAAATACGAAGTAGTAAACACAGACATTCAACAAGGACTAAATAATATCCTTATTGGTGACGAGAAGTTCTCTGCCACAAGCATTAAGGTAAATATTTTCATGCAAAGACTTGAGCAGGGAAGACAAGCTTTCATAAATAACTTTTTGGTGCCAGAAGTAAAGAGACTTTGCAAGAGCTTAGGATTTAAGAATTTCCCAATGCCTCATTTCGAAGAGATAGACATTAGAGACGCTTCAGTTTGGCAAAGAGTTGTTGCTCAATTGATGCAGTTGGGAGTTTTGACTGCTGAGGAAGGTATGCAAGCTATCTCTACTGGAAGATTGCCAACTCCAGATGAGTCAGTTGAGTCTCAAAGAAAATACAAAGACCTAAAAGACGAAGGACTCTATGCTCCATTAGCTGGAAATGCTGCTGGCGGGCAAACAGGAAGACCTTCAGGAGTTTCTACTCCTCAATCATCAAAAACATCTTCGCCTCCAGGATCTAACAAAAAAGCTCCAGCAATAGCCAATTATTCTGTAGCTAAAATTTCACAATCTTTTAGAGAATACGAAAATTTAACTAACGATACAATTGAGGCTTTGAAGAAAAAACACAAAAAGAAATCTCTAAATAAAGAACAAACAGAAATAGCAGAGTCAATTGCTAAAGCTATCTTTATGAATGAAGAAAAAGATAATTGGGATTCATCAATTAAAGCTTATTTAGCTGGCAATACTAAATCAAATGCAGATAAAATTAACAAACTAGCTAAAATAGCTGAAGATCATTCTGTTGATCTTTTTTCAGCAGCTATATTAAATTTTAGTCAAACATACTCAGAAAAAGTGTAATATTTATAGTTACAAAATGAATTCAGAAGCTAAAACCAGAAACAATGACAAGAAACACGAATCGGCGAGTTTCTTCATTGACATTTCTAAAAAAGAATGCGGCTCAATCGATAAAGACGATTCGATTGCTGCTGGAGAGGCTATGAGGAGTAAGGCGGGGCATCTAGATATAGAAATAGAAGCAAAAAGACCAGGGCCAAGAAGCTCAGCTCAAACCCCATCTTTGCCATCCGAAAAGAAAAAAGGCTCTGAAAAGAACAAGCCCGGATCTGCTGGAGAAAAAAGTTCAGATGCAATTTCTTTTTCAAAAAAAGTAATAGAAGCACTAAAGAATAAGGTCAGAGAGCACAACTCAAAGCATTCTAGAAAAGTTTCTTTATCACAATTAAAGAAGGTTTACAGAAGAGGAGCTGGAGCTTTTAGCTCTTCTCATAGACCCGGCAAAACAAGAGGCCAATGGGCCATGGCTAGGGTTAATATGTTTTTAAGAATGATGTCTGGTGGAAAGGTCAAAGACGCTTATAGAAAAGCAGACCAAGATGTTGCAAAGTCTTCATTAGATACTATAGATATTTCTAATTTATGGGAGCCAGGGGAGGAAGATTTAGCTCAAGCTTCTTTGGACATTCAAGAAATTGGCGATTTTGAGTTCGATAGCGTTGATGAGCTTTACTTAGACGAAGACTCTACCGCAGAAAAATGGTACGAAATTTAATTATGAAATTTCAATATACAACAACATTTAGCTCCATACTGAAGCCAATAGTTTCAGAGGAGAAAGACAAATATTTAGCATTAGCTTCTTTAGTGCAATTAGGAGATTTTATTCCTAATGTAAATACAGAGAAAAATGTTGATTTACTTCCGGTAGCTTTTAATGCTGCCGTAATTAATAGAGTAAATAAGAATGGAGATGTAATTGATACTGCTACCGCAGCTGCTGTTTATAAAGATTTTATCAATAAGCCAATTAACTTAGAGCACAATAGAGAAAAAATTATTGGTGTTATTTTAACTGCTGGTTTTAGTGAGTTTGGATCTGACACTATTCTAACAGAAGAGGAAATTACAAACCTAAAGGGTCCATTTAATATTACTTTGGGAGGAGTTTTATGGAGAATAGCTAACCCAACACTAGCAGATATGATAGAAGACTCTGGAGACTCATCTAGTGGCAATTATCAAAAGATCAGCGCTAGTTGGGAACTTGGATTTAGTGAATTTAATTTAGTAGTCATAGAGGGAGAATCTAAGAACATCGAAGATGGCTTAGAAATCTCAGACGCTTCTCAGGTAGAAGATATGAAGGCTAATTTGAGAGCCTTTGGCGGAACTGGCAAAATTGGAAAGAGTAAATCAGTATATAGAAAAGTAGTTGGCAATGTTATTCCTCTAGGAATTGGATTAACAGAGACTCCTGCTGCTGATGTAAAAGGAATAATTACAACTAAAAATGACTCACAAGAAGTCAAAGCTGAAGAAATTATTTCCAAAAATGAAAATTTAAATGTAAATACTTCTATAAATCAAGATACTATGAAAATTACAAGCATCAAGGATATAACAGACGAGAACTTGAAGCAAATTTCCGCTTCGCAGATCTCCGATCTCATTGAACAAGAATTGAAGACTGCCTCAGAAAAATTCGCTGCTGAAAAGAGCGCTGTTGATACTGCTCTCAAGGCTGCACAGGAACAATATAATACTCTATTAAGCTCGCAAGACGCTCTTAAGCAAGAGGTTGATTCGTTGAAGTCTGAACTACAATCTACTCAAGAGGAGATGCAAAAGGCTGCTGCTTCTGAAGCATTTAATTCTAGAATGGCCAGCTTTGAAGCTGAGTATGATCTAGATGCTGAAGCCAGAGAGGTTATTGCCAAGGATATTTTCAATCTTGATGACGAATCTTTTGCCGCTTATAAAAATAAGATGGCT